CATTCAATTTCATAATGTTCCCACTCATTACGAATGATAGAATCGCTCCCCAACGATAGTAAAATTGCACCAGCAAGGGCAAGAAAAGAGAAGGCAACTCAGATAAAAACCTTCTCATATTAAATTATCAATTAACCATTATTATGAAAGAAGTGCATATAGCACTATTTTGATGAGACCATAAGGAAACAGCAAAGAGCAAAATAGAAGTGGGCAGTCGTGATACTGTTATCAACTAAAAGTTGTTTCAATCGTGTCTGCCCACAAAATTAAGAGAGTGGGGCATCAACAGAGGTTTCACCTACTATGCCCAAATTTACCTACTGGGAATCGCTTACACCTGAACCCCTACTGAGGACTTAAAGGACGTAATTTCTCTGCTGAACAGAGACAACCATAGATCCTTGCCATGTTCGGGCAGTAGAACCACATATCTCTTGAATTGGACTTATACCATTTCTTCGCACTGATGTGGGTATAGGATGCCAAGAGGTTACTATAGCCGCTATCCCTCAACCTCAAAGTCAGGATACCGCAGTTGAGTAATAAGAGGAGAGGAACTTAATCCGATTCGTTCTCTTATCTCTCAACATTCATACTATAACAGTTTTACATCTTGATACAACCTCGGATGTGCCAGTTATTGAAGTGGCATACTAAGATGCCATTTCTACTGGAAAATCTGCTGGAATGTCGAGTATCTCACCCTTCACTCCACTTCCATACTGACCTATATCATAGCAAGTCCACTCACCATTGTCAAATAGGTAAGCATACTCACCATCAGTTCTCTCTGTTTGGTCAAGATACTCTGTGATTGACTCAGAGATCTTTGGTGGGCAGTCCTCGCCTCTCTCTGAGTAGTATGAAGGGGCAGATACTTCTCTCTTCCCTTCCTCGGAACTATAATCATAATCCCATCCATACTCAGTATCACAAGAGGACATATCTCCTCCATCAATCAACTCTTCAATCTTCTCTCTTGTGTTAAACTTCTTTTCAAGTGTAACACCTAACCAAGATGGATAACCATCCCAATGATGATATACTGAAATGATTTGACCTTCAAGTTGTAGTCCTATGCGAGATCTTGTACCCATTGTGAGAATAATGTAAATGAATGTTTGATGTGGGATGCTCAAGAGGTGCTTCACTCTATCCTAACTCCTTTGCGAAGTCTAATTAAGAGTACTAAGTCATCCCACAATGGTGAGAGAAAACAAAACTGAGGGGGCAGTGCATTACCCTTTCGGTCATATCTAAGATTTACAGGACTTATAACAATAAGAGCGAATCATTGATGTACGCCTGATGTCTTAGTAGAAAGGAACCTCGTTTGTTTTCCCATACCGTTACTATAGCAATAAAAAACCCCCTGTGTAGGGGGTTTGTGACACTTGTTCAACTGTCACACAGTTTATTATATTTTGATCTTAATCGTCATATACTAAACATTCAGGTTCATCAGGATTCATTTCACAGAATAGTTCCAAGCAATTAGGGTCGTGATGATCCCCTGCCACTATTTCATCGTGATGATGTTCCTCATACACTTCTAATTCGTGAAGTTCTTCCTTGTAATGTCTGCGGGCTGCAGGATTCAATTCTGGATTATCCAACAACTCTTTATCGTGTTGAATGTGATCTTCTATAGTTTTCATAATAAGTAACCTCTATACTTACACAGTTATTTATGTTAGGGTTGCTTGCTTAACCCTTTCTTTTGTTTTGAAATTGTTATCTAGATCATAATATAGTTTATGATTCTCTGTGATAACGTAATGACCCTTAATCTCGTTACCATCACAATGATAACCGTAACTTTTTACTCTTTCACCAACACCATCAATCGAGAATTTCTTATCGGTCTGTAGGTATGAAAGGTATCTTTCATCTAGATTGACATACATGGCACTAATTCGATTGTGTTGGTATTATAACATAACTACTTATAAAATCTAGTTATGCTTAAGGTTTATTTAATCTTCTTCCTTATTGTAGAAAGTACCAAAGAAACCACTATCACCTTCTTTACGGTTCTCGATTTTCTCGATCAACTCAGTTGCATCAATAAGATTATCTATGTCAGCAAGCATTGTAGCAATGTGTTTACTTACATAAGACTTCTCACTTCTAGCAGAGAATGATAAAGCATTTTTTAAACTCTCTTGTGCTTCTCGAAGAGAATATTCTACCTGTTGTGATAATGCCATTACAGTTCCTCCTCACAATGCTTCTCTACGATCTCTTGAATGACTTCGCTGAAAGCATTACGCAATTCATACTCAACATCATTCTTATCCTTCTTCAATCTAGTTACTGTGATTGGTGGCAATGTAAGAGTTGCAGTTATATCCCACAATCCTAGTTCTTTGTTCTTAGTAGTGTTAATTTCAAGCATTTGTTACCTCCACAGTTGCTTCTTGTTTTACAGTTGATCTGATTTCTATTTCTTCAGCAGTCCAATGAACATCATACTCCCAATTTTTTTCTGTATCAAAAGTTTCTGCTGGATTTCCCAAACTTCTTTGTAACAATCTAACACGAACAGTATCCTTTTTGAATACTGGTTGTGGAGTTACAATCCTACCGAGTTCAATATACTCTACACAGGAAGTTGTTTTTGGTTCCACTACAGGAACATATACTTTTTCTTTAGGCATTAGATTTCCTCTTTGGTACTTGTATTGTCCAAGATGATGACACTAAATCAACCATCTCAAAGTTCTTCTTAAACTCTTTCTCTCTTGCCTTCTTCTCCTTCTCCATTGTTAATTCAACAGTTTCAATAGTTATACTTGGATTCTTCTCTTTTATACCCAAGTAGTCTAAAACTGCCTCATCAACCATTTGATAAAGAGTATCCCAAGTTAAGGTATCTCTTAATCCAGTTGCGATACGATCAATATCACCACCATCTAAGTATTCACCTTTAACTACTTTGTCTGAGTAATCATCATACTGAGAAATAAGTTTCGCTCTGATCTCTACCAACTCATTAAGGTTGATAGTAACCTTTACATCATCATCAATTGCCATTAACTTCTCTCATCCCCTGCTCTACTATCAATCTCAGCACATACTCTAGGATTATTGTAATCAGGAGTTTCCTCTTGCTTTGGCCACCAAATACCCTCACCTGTCATCTCATAACCAGCATCAATCATATCTTGATATGACATTGGATTTTCCTCATTATCTCTCTCATTATCAAGAAATGATTTTGTATCATCAGATAATTCAGTATAATCTGGCCATTGTGAATCATCATTCAAATAACCATCCAATTCTCTCTCATGCAGACTAATCACCTTATCTTTATGATTAACCCCATTGATAGATCTTAACACTTCATTAGCAGTTCTAACACAAACTCTATGATAGGTTAAATTCCTCCTCAATGTTATTCTAATTGTTTCATAGATTTCTTCTGGAGTACAATCAGACGATAAAGCATCTTCCAATGCTGCCTCTAAATTATTCAACGAATAACTGCGGTTGCTGTCCCTGTCGCTCATTCTGGTCGTGCTTAATTGCTTCTTGCACTATAGTCTCTATCTCCTCTGATGTCAAGTCATTCATAAACATCCAATTAGGATCTTTTTTATCCCACTCAACTTCAAATGAACCATCATCTCTTCTATTAATTTTCAGACTGTCTTGCATCTCTTTTTTCCTGTTTAAGTCTTTTCTTTATTCTCTTGGCATAACGAATTTCATCCTTAGAATACCACTCAGGATGTTTTTTCGCCCTCTTCAACAATAATTTTGCTGCCTTCTTGTCCTTCATCCATATTAAGATTGGTTAACAAATTATTTATATCATTTATCTTGGAAGTAACATATATCATCTCATTTTGCAACCTCTCTATCCTTTCAGAATCACATTGTAACTGAGATTTGATGTATGCTATCTCATCAACATCTAAATCATCAGATCTCTCTGCCCATAAAGGTTGATTTACTTCCCTATCTCTATATGGGTATAACCAATCTTCAAGTTCAGAGACTACCCACCAAACTGCCTCATGTATATTAAATAAAATCTTTTTCATTCTGCATCATTGCCAATAATGTTTCATAGGGAATCCAAGCAGGACGTTCATCTGCGAATTGTACTTCAACCTCAGTAAAGACTTCTTGATAAAATTTACTGTAACTCTCTCTTACATTTTTGACTGGACTCAAGGGGTTGTTCATTTCTTCTGTTGCTTGTTCATACATTAATTATAAGTCGAAGTTACAATATAGACATTATAAAACCCCTCAACAATATTGTCAAGGGGTCATTGAATATTTGATTTGAATAGGGTTTACTTAAGGTGGATGTGAATGTATTGTCATGTTAGAATAGAAATGTTTACTTGAACCTCTAAACTAAAACCTCCTTACATATACGTTTACAACTTGAAGCAGTATCTTCGCAGTCAATTAAGCACTCGTAGTATTCTGCTAGTAAATCATCATGATCATCCTCAGATGACAGTTGATTATAAGATATTAAGTTGTGCATAAAAAACTCCGTAAAACTACAATTAATAGACCATGATATAGGAGTTTCAGGTCATCTTGTTGCCTCTAATTCTCCCAATTATTTAGACATAAAGTGTCTGTATTTGCTGATACAATTTACAAAAATTTATGCCTATTAGCAAAACTAATCAATACCATCAGGGTCATAAAAATCTGGACAAAGCATAGCACCTGCCATCTCCTTTGCCTCATCATTACGCTCACATAACTTATTCATCCATATCCTTTCATTCAATTCAACTACACCATCAGTTGATATTAGTCTACAAATGATGTCTGTTAATCTCAATCGTTCTCCTCTTGCCATCTTAGTCACGTTGCCTCCAGTCGTCTGATCGTTCTTGATGAAACCAGTCCACAACATCTTGTGGATCTCCAAAACCCCTACGATGATTGTTTGAATCGGGGTCTCCTAAATTCAAACTATTCAGAAAAGAATCAGTAGGGTTCTGATTCATCTTTCTTGCAGTATTCAGCATACCTCTTGCTGCTGTATTTGCTTTTGATAACTTATTTGCCCAGATCATATCCTCAAGGGATACTTCTGTTCCTGAAGCAATATCTTTACATATTCCTTCTAACCTTAAACGGTATTGAGTAGAAAGCATAAAACTACCTTATAGGTAAAATTATTTATCCTAATGAATCAATAGCTAAAGGTAATATAGCATACTCTTTACGTTGTATCGCTTTTGTTAATGATTCTACATCATCGTCAGGCATTATAGGAACCTCTCCTTGAAGTATTATCTGACCAGCATCCAATTCTTCATTAACATAATGAACAGTACATCCAGTAACAGTCTCCCCTGCCTTCATTGCTCTCTCAACTACATTCAATCCTTTATATTTTGGTAGTAATGATGGATGAACATTAATAATAGGACAAGGGAAAGCAGCAGGATTTTTAAGAATTCTCATATAACCTGCTAGAATAATAAGATCAACACGATATGCCTCAAAGAGTTTTATCATTTGATCTTCATCCTTATGAGCAACTCTTACGTGCGGTATTCCCCATTTTGCTGCTCTTGCAATAGCACCACACTTCTTTGTATTGTGTATCATCAATACTACTTCATGTTTATTGCAGTTAGGATTTGTAATTATGTTCTCGAAGTTGGTTCCGTTGCCAGAACACATAATTCCCAGTCTCATTTCGTCTGCTCCGATACTATTGCTTGTAACTTACCATCCTTATCAACGGTAATGTTTATATCGTGTTTAAGATCACTATTGTTCTCCCTGATTTTAATGTCTATTGCACCACCTTTACCATAGCGAAACATAATGAATCGACTATCCTTTATTTCCCACCTATCAGGATTCTTACAGTGTTTAAATACAGGATTTGAATGTTTATCCTCGTATCCTCTGATCCATTTCATAATACTGGGTACTCCTCATTCCTTACAAACTCTGTCTTTTTAGTCTTAAACTCTTCTGCCAATCTATAGACTTGTTTCTTATCAAGTCCAGCAAGATTTATACAATTCTCTAGACACCGATAGATACATTCTCTATCAGAAATGGGTGGGGAAATCTCCCACCCTTGCTCATCATAATACTTCTTACCCTCAGTGACTTGTGCCTCAACGTAAGCAGCATCAAACTTATCTTCTGGATTAGTATAACTATGTTTCTTAGTCATTCCCATCTTTCATAAGGTGGTTCAGGTTCATTGATACGATGTTTAAATTTCTCACTATCAAAATATGATACTCCTCTCTTACCATCTCTCTCATCCAATACTTCATTGATAAGTATCTTCAACTCTCTAACCATCTCTGGAGTATGTAACCTACGAGGATAGATCATCATAGGTTTATGTTCCTGTACTTTTCCCTTGTAATTAGGATCAACAGGAAGACTCATTCCTTGTGTATCAATCTTACTCATAATGGATTACCACTCTTATCAACTAAACCCATCTTCTTTACAGCACCTAAATTAGATTTCTCTGCTTTTTTAATCTTCTTATACTCTTCAATAATCTTATCTACTTCAGCTTGAGATACTTTAGCAGTAAGTTTCTCACCTTTTTCACCACCACCATTAGATTGTATGTAATCATTAAGAGCAATCTGAATGTCTGCCTCTATGATCTCATTAATTTCTTTTTTAAGATCCATAGTTAATCTTCTCCTTCATATAATAATCACCTAGAGTTCCACTCATTAAAGTTTCACTAATATCACCATTAGGTGTACTAATTGTAGGTTCTACATGATCATTCTTCTTACCGAATGGTATTTTAACTGGTGGACAATGTGGATTATCCATTGACTTAATCAAATCAATTACGTGATCTCTTAATGAAATCATTTCATCATAACATTCTTGATTATATGCACATCCTCTCAATCTATCATCAGGTTTATACAATGACTCCAGTAATAGAGTTCTGCCACGATCCCATTTTTCTTGCTCATTCATAAGAAATTCTCCAATGATCCTTTCTTCTTGAGTTTCTTCTCAATAGAAATTTGTTTCTTTATGTATGAAACTGCTTCTTTGTAGTTTCTACATGTTTTCATCCACTCACCATTGTGGACAACACCTAATCTCTTTTTACTTCCCATAATAGGAATTGCTGCCCAAGATCCATCTTTAGTTACATATCCTTCAGGTTGTCCACCATCAGGATCAAATATATCTTTATTGGGGCAAGTGTAGAACTTACGATAGTCTGAAGGAACTCCACTCATCTTTTTGTCGTGTTACTACGAGTTCTGTTTATGATAGAGATAAACTTATCTCCAGCAAATGTGCCACCAAGACATACATCAATCTCATCACCATCTTTCCAATTAACTTCACCATTCATTTTGGTGTGTTGCATTAATACTGCAATCTTGTTAATTACATCTTCAGTTAATCTCATTCGTACAACTCCTCTATAGAAAATAAACTAATAAGTTCACACTTTGCAGCGAGAACATTGGTATCTGCCTCACCATCCACTTGACGATCTACTACAGTAATAATACGATCCACTACATAACCAGCATCACGCAACTTCTCTACTGCCTTAACAGCAGATGCACCTGTAGTAGTAACATCCTCAAGAACAACTACTTTAGATCCTTTAGGTGGTAGTTTGCCTTCTATCCACGCATTAGCACCATATCCTTTCTGTTCTTTACGAATAATAAGACCATCTATTATTACTTTACCATTAGAAGAACCATCAACCATCATAGGTATTGCACTAACTAATGGATCAGCACCTAATGTGAGACCTCCTACAGCAACAACATCATCTTCAATATACTCTAACATCAGTACACATATAGCAGCTAAACCTAAACCAGTAAGTGTTACAGGTTTACAGTTCACATAATGCTCACTCTTTCTACCTGATGATAAAGTATAATCACCTTTACGATAAGCATCTTTTTTAAGAAGATTTAAAGCAATACTTCTATAATCAAAAGTATCTGGAATATATTCTAATATCATTATTTGAATACCGCATTAACTGAAATTACCCTAGCGTTAGGGTTCCTTGCAAGAGCAACTTGTCTTGCCTCCTGATAATCCTTTGCTACAACTTCTTCATTGAAGACAGTACCAGCAACATAGAGTTTAACTTCGCAACGCATTGGGGTTCCTCTGAATGAACTTATTATAACGCATTTATAGCATCAAGTAAAGGTGACTGTGTTACTTCCACAACTGGAACAGGTGGTTGATACTCTTCAACTCTTTTGCGTATAAGATCACCATAGTCTTCGTGCAACTCACATCCAATATAATCTCTACCTAGCGATTTTGCCACCGCAGCAGTAGTTCCACTACCCATAAATGGATCAAGCACAATATCTCCTTTCTCGCTTCCTGCGAGGATACAGGGTTCAATCAGATCGGGTGGATAAGTAGCAAAATGAGCTCCCTTGTATGGTTTCTTTGTTACACTCCATACTGATCTCTTATTCTTCTTCTCATAACTCTTAGTCAATCCTGAGTGTGGAGTCTGTCCATAATCATTCACTTTATACTTACCTTTACTTCTATCTCTGGTTCCCCAGTCTGTTGCTGGTTCCTTTATTGCTTCATTATCGTAAAAGTATTTCTTTTGCTTACTGAACAAGAAAATATATTCGTGTGCCTTGGTGCATCTATCTCTCACACTCTCAGGCATAGGATTAGGTTTATGCCATATAATATCCTGTCTCAAATGCCATCCATCTGCTCGCATTGCGAAGGCGAACATCCAAGGGATTCCAATGAGGTCTTTTTCTTTGAGTCCTTCGAGTCTATTTCCTCTACGAGGACACACATCTGGTAGGTCTTGTTTAGTATTTGAGACTGTTTGTTTTGCCAGTCCTTGTCCTTTTCC